ATTATCCTGAAAAAGTTATTGATGCAATTCAAAGTAGATGTCAAACATTTGAAATCATACCACCATCTAAAAAGGATGTTGCGAAGAGATTAAATGAAATATTGGTTACTGAAGGTGTTCAATTTGAGATGCAGGACCTTGCGGTGATTGTTAATAGTGGATATCCTGATATTCGTAGGGTGATAAATGCGGCACAGCGACAGGTTATTAATGGTAGGTTAGTGATTGATAAACAATCCAGCATTGAATCAACCTATTCTGAAAAGATTGTGGATATCTTAAAAAGTGGTGCAGATACCAAAAGTAAGTTCACACAAATCCGCCAAATATTAGCAGATTCAAAGGTGAGGGATTATACAAAGTTGTATTCAACTCTATATGAGAGGGTGGATGAGTATGCCGGAAATAAAGTTGGAACAACAATTGTTAATATAGCCGAAGCACAGTATAAGGATTCGTTGGTGGTGGATAAAGAAATAAATATAATGGCAATGTTTGTAAATGTTTTAATGTAAATAAAGGATAAAAAATGGCAAAATTAGTAGATTTTAAAGGGGGAGCAACTCAACAAGCTGAACAGCCGGTTCAGTTTAATGTAGACCCAACAAAGCTTCAGACGGTTACTTGTCCAAATTGTGAAGGTATCTTTTTTGAAGAAAAGATGATGTTCAAAGAATTACCTGCGATTCAATCGCCGACTGGAAAAGCATCAATGATTCCTATCCCAGTGGTTGTTTGTAATGAGTGTGGAACTGTACACCCGAAGTTTGTACCAAAAGGTTTATTTGATGCCTCCGAAGAAAAAAAGTGATAGTTCTGAAGGAACGATAAAGGCTAAAACCCTTTTTGACCATTTGAGTGGTTTGAAGGAAAACAAAACGAAATGGGAATCCCTTTCGGATGTTGATAAAAAATCGTTTTCGGTTTATCTTATCAATCGTTGGTTAAGTATGAATCCGGAATTTATTGATTTAGTAAATGAAATTCAAAGATTTACCAATGGCCAAATGGGTGCTAGGGAGGTGTATAAGGTATATTATGATTTTTTACCAAAGAAAAAAACTTTTGATAAATACATAAAAAAATCTGGCGGAAATGTTGTTTCTGAAGAAATTATTTCGTATATTTGTAAATACTTTGAAGTATCAAGCAGAGAAGCTGATGATTATTTAGACATATTATCAGAGAATGTGGTTAGAGGTATTATAAAAAAGTATGGGGTTAAAGATTCTCAAATTGATAAAATGTATAAAGATGCAGCAAAGTAAAGAAATGATAAACCACCCAAATCATTATGGTGGAGTAGATAATCCTTATGAGGTAATTAAAGTTATAGAAGCATGGGATTTAGATTTTCATTTGGGTAATACAGTCAAATACATATCCCGTGCCGGAAAAAAACATCAAGATAAAGAATTAGAAGATTTATTAAAAGCAAAGTGGTATTTAGATAGAAAAATTCAAAACTTACAAAATGGAAAATAATATATTGGATAATTTGTATGAGGGGATGATTGTGTTAGATGGATTTAATGAGTGTATTTTGGGCAGAGTTGAGCAGGCGGGAAGTGATACAAAATTACTTTATTCAATTAAATGCATTATATCAACCCTTATGGAAAGAGATGGTATGAGTTATGAAGAAGCCTATGAATTTTATGAATTTAATATTTTAGGATTGCATGGGCAAGAACCATTTCCAGCTTTTTTAATTGATTGCTAATTATGAAAAATAGTTTTAGTAGTATACTTGATTTTACAACTCCAACTGAGTCTGCGGGTGATGTAAAGGTTTCTTACTCTCAGTTCACAATGTGGGTTAATTGTCCTAAAAAATGGAAATTAACCTATATGGATGGGCATAAGGAGGATGAACCCTCTATTCACCTGCTCTTTGGAACGAGTATGCACGAAACTATTCAGGAGTGGTTAAAAACGCTTTTTACAAAATCTCCATTAGAATCCGATGAAATGGATTTACGAACTTTATTAAGGGATACGATGGCTAAGGAGTATAAAACTTTATTAGAAAATAGACCTGATTTAAAGGAGTGGATTACAAAATCACAAATGAATGAATTTTATTTGGATGGTGTGGAGATATTGAACGAATTGAAGAAGAGTAGGGCAGAGTTATTCTCAACCAGGAAGTGGAAGTTGTTTGGTATTGAAACAAAATTATATCAACCCATTGTAAAGGGTATGGATAATATAAAAATGATTAGTTACTTAGATTTGGTTTTTGAAGAAATTGAAACGGGTAATATCTTAATCATTGATATCAAAACATCCACTAATGGTTGGAATAGTTATCAGAAAACAGATGAAACAAAAACAGCACAGCTTATTTTATACAAACATTTTTTCTCACAACAATTTGGGATTGATTACAAAAAGATTGATGTAAAATATCTAATCCTAAAAAGAAAGTTGAATGAGGCGATGATGTATAATGTAACCCGATTACAAAAGTTTTCACCAACAAATGGTGGCAGGACAATTAAGAAAACTCTTAAAATGTTTGAGGACTTTGTAAAAGAGGGCTTTAATAAAGATGGTTCTCATAGGGTTGATAATAATTTCCCAGCAACTGCTGGATTTAATAATAAGCAATGTAAATTTTGTCCTTTTAAAAATAGATACGATCTTTGCCCAAAAACCGATAGAATTAAAACCGATTTTTTATTAAGTATTTATAGTAAAAAAGATGAAAGTAACACAGAGATTTTACAGGAGCAAGATTATGACCAGGGTAGCATTGATTGGTAGTGACCGATATGAAAACCAAATGGAAATCAAAGATTTGGTTTTTAAATTAAAAAATTTATATGGTGATAACCTAATATTGATTTCAAGAGGTAATCAAAATGGGGTTGAAAAGTGGGTTAAGAAATGGGCATTGGAAATGGGTGTTAAATATATTGAATATAATCCAGCATCCACTCCAATGAACCTATATAGCGGAATGAACGAATCGTATTATGAAAAACCCTACCACACAACACAAAAATTACACCAATATGAATTGATTGCTAGGAACGCAGATAAGATACTATATTTTGGAGAAATATCACACGGAGAATTATCTCATTTCAAAAAAATGTTGAAAATAACTGATTCAAAGGTAACTTTTATTAGTTAGAAAATGATATTTATACTAAAGTTAGTTACGAAGATTTATGGAATTAAAATTACCAAAGCTTAGGAAAATAGACCCTAACAAACCAAAGAAAAAGAAGATACTCCTTCTTTCAGATGATTTAAGATTATTTAGCGGAATAGCAACTCAATCAAAAGAGTTTGTCTTAAAAACCCTACACAAATATGATTGGGTTCAATTAGGTGCTGCATTGAACCACCCTGAAAACGGAAAGGTTTTGGATGTATCACAAGACGCTGCAAAAGAAACTGGTGTTGATGATGCTTACCTAAAAATATATTGCACAAACGGATACGGAAATGCCGATATTGTTCGTCAATTAATAAATGTGGAAAAGCCCGATGCGATTCTACACTTTACTGACCCGAGATATTGGATATGGTTGTATCAGATGGAGCATGAACTTAGGCAGATGATTCCAATATTTTATTACAATATTTGGGATGATTTACCCGACCCGCTGTGGAACTCACCATTTTATGCGAGTTGTGATTTGCTGATGGGTATATCAAAGCAAACTTATGGTATCAACAAAAGGTGTTTGAAAAAGTATGGTATGGATTTGCCTGATTGGACATTTAAGTATGTTCCACATGGAGTATCCGAACATTTTAAACCACTACCAAAGGATAACGAAAAGTTGGTGGAGTTTAAGAAAAAGTATGGAATTGATAAGATGGAATTTGTGGTGTTGTGGAACAATAGAAATATTCGTAGAAAACAACCTGGTGATTTAATTATTGCTTTTGACCACTTTGTTCAACAATTACCAAAGGAGAAGCGTGATAAGGTTTGTTTGTTTTTACATACACAACCGGTAGATGAAAATGGAACGGATATACCCGAAGTTATTAAGAATTGTTCAAATGGTGGTAAATACATATTTACAAATCCTGGTATATCAACTGAAGAATTAAACTTATACTATAATTCAGGCGATATAATTGTAAACCTTACATCCAATGAAGGATTTGGATTAAGTACTTGTGAGGGGATGAGAGCAGGATTACCAATTGTGGTAAATGTTACAGGTGGGTTGCAGGACCAATGTGGATTTAAATTGGATGGTAAATTTTTAACTGAAGATGATTATTTAGAATTGGGTTCGTTGCACGATGTTCGTTCCGATTATTTGAGTAGATTGACTTGGGGTGAATGGGTAAAGCCAGTATGGCCAACAAATCGTTCATTGCAAGGTTCACCATTGACACCTTATATATTTGATGATAGATGTGATTTCAGAGATTTTGGAAACGCAATTAAGGAATGGTATGATACCCCAGCAGATGAAAGAGCAAAAGCGGGGATGTTAGCGCATGCATTTGTAAATGGTGTTGGTAATATGACAGCCGAAAAAATGGGTGAGACATTTATTGAATCAATGGAGTGTGTATTTGAAAATTGGAAACCTCGTAAAAAATTTGAAATAGTAAAAATATGAAAAAGTTATGTGTAGTTAGTTGCCCTATAGCAACCCGTAGTGGTTACGGGGCTCGTAGCCGTGACTTTGTCCGTAGCTTGATAAAAGCAAGACCGGATTGGGATGTTAAGATTTTACCTCAAAGGTGGGGAAATACACCTCAAAACGCATTGGTATCACCAACGGATGATGATTTGGTGAATAGATTGGTTTTAGAGCAAATAAATCAAAAGCCTGATGTTTGGATACAAATTACAATACCAAATGAGTACCAACCTATGGGTAACTATAACATTGGTATAACCGCGGGGATTGAAACAAATCAGGCTTCACCTCAATTTATTGAAGGTTGTAATAGAATGAACTTAACATTGGTATCATCTAAACACACCAAATCTGGGTTGGAAGTAAAGTATGATATGCAGGATGAAAAAACCAAACAAAAAGTTGGTGAGTTAGGATTAACAAAACCTGTTGAAATTCTTTTTGAAGGATTTGATGAACAAATATACGATAATAAACTGCCTGTTGAACAATCGATAAAAGATGTATTGGGTGGTATTTCAGAAGAGTTTTGCTTTCTATTCGTAGGACATTGGTTGCCTGGTGAATGCGGGCAAGACCGTAAGAATATATGTGCTCTGATATACACCTTTCTACAAACATTTAAAGGCAAAAAGAATCCACCAGCTCTTATTCTAAAAACAAGCTTAATGGCTCCTTCGTATGTAGATACGCACGAAATAAGAAAAAGAATTGAATCGTTAAAAGAACAAGTCCGAAAAGAAACTGGGGAATTAAAATTACCTAATATTTATTTATTGACTGGTGATTTATCAGATATTGAAATGAACTCCCTATACAACTATACAAAGGTTAAAGCGCATGTATCATTCACAAAGGGTGAAGGATTTGGCAGACCCTTATTAGAAGCAATGATAAGTGGTAAACCAATTATTGCCCCAAAGTGGAGTGGTCATATGGACTTTTTGGATAATGGTTTTAATGTGTTAGTTAATGGGGAATTAGAAGAAATACATCAATCAGCAGTGAACGATTGGTTGATTAAAGGTTCTAAATGGTTTAATATTAATGTAAATGAAGCGGCTGCGTATATGAAGGATATCTACGAAAATTACAATAAGTATTTAGAATTATCCAGAAAGAATCGTAAGTATGCTAAAGATAATTTCACCTTTGACAAAATGACTCAAAAGTTATCTGAACATTTGGATAAGTGGGGCGCTGATTCTGCGCCACAACAGGTTAGTTTAAAACTACCAACGCTTAAAAAGATTGAATTACCAAAACTGAAAAAAGTCGGTGAAGTAAACGAACTACCAAAAATAAAACTACCTGAATTAAGGAAAGTAGATGCCGATTAAAAAGTTATTCGTAAATCAACACTTAGTTAGATTGAGTGATGCACAACCTCTAAACAAAATGTATTTGGAGAGGGGAATGGTTGCAAAGCTTCAGTATGAAAAAGTAAATGGTGAATTAAATTTGTATTGGGTGCTTGTTTTAGAACCAAGATTTAAAAATTACTTTCATTGTTTAGATTTAAACTATTTAAGACCTCAAACATTTGAAGCATTATTAAAAGAGTTTCCGGAAGTGATATCTGAATCAGCGAGAGTTAAAAAATTAGGATTAGCAAAGCTAGAGTTTAATGAAGCATCAAAGGGGATATATACCGCAAAAATTAAAAACAAACTATTGCAAGAGGGATATAGAACTTTTATATGGAAAAACATCAAATCAGCAGTAGTTTATAATTACAAATACAAACCTGTTGATATGGTAGAACCAAAGAATGTAAGAGAAGCAGAACAAAAAACAAACGAGCAAGAAAGAAATGAAAATAAGTTACGGAATAACAGTAAAAAATGAAGAAGTAGAAATTCAAAAATTGCTTGGATTCCTTTTAGAAAAAAAGCGAAAAGAAGATGAGATTATTGTTCTTTTTGATTCTAAAAATGGAACATCTAAAGTATTAGATATACTCAAAGCCTACTCCTTACTGGACTGGTATAAGTGGTATAGTAGGGATTTTGATAATCATTTTGCAGACCATAAAAATTACTTAAATAATTTATGTACTGGTGATTACATCTTTCAAATTGATGCGGATGAATTACCACATAAAAACTTGATATCTCAATTACCCTCTATGTTAGAAAACAATTCAGAAGTTGATTTATACGCTGTTCCAAGAGTAAACACGGTAGAAGGTTTAACACCCCAACACATTCAAAAGTGGGGATGGAATATAAATGAAAAAGGCTGGGTAAATTGGCCGGATTATCAGATGAGAATATACAAGAACGAACCATCGGTGATGTGGGCAAATAAGGTGCATGAGGTAATTGTGGGACATAAACAATTCGCTTACCTTCCTATGGAAGAAGAGTGGGCGTTGTATCACCCAAAAACAATTGAAAGACAAGAAAACCAAAACGCATATTACGAAACCCTATCGTGATGGGTGTTTTAGAAACGATTCGTGTGTCATAAAGAAAATTTTACAATTATCTATGAAAAAAACAGTTGGAATTATTGGAAATGGTTTTGTTGGAGAATCTCAAGCGTTTGCGTTCTCCCCAACCGCAGATGTTCGTGTTTACGACATTGACCCTTTGAGGGCTACTCATACCATTGAGGAGACCCTTGAACAAGAGTTTATCTTTGTAGCTCTTCCCACCCCTATGAAAATGGATGGTTCACAAGATATTTCATTTATTGAGAAATTCTTTGAATCTATTACACCAAAAGAGGATACTATCTTTATTATCAAGTCCACGGTCTTGCCTGGCACGACAAAAGGTCTTGTAGAAAAGTATGGATACGACATTGTATTTTGTCCGGAGTTTTTGACCGAACGAACTGCGAAGTTGGATATGTTGACTCAAGCACGAATTATCTTTGGTGGTGAAGAATCTTTGACTAAAAGAGTAGAGGAGTTATTTAATCAACGATTTATGAACCGACATATCATCCATACGGACTCTACAACAGCGGAATATATCAAGTATATGAACAATACATTCTTTGCTACCAAAGTTGCTGTGATAAATGAGTTTTATCGTTTGGGTGTGGAAATTGGTGTCAATTGGAATGATGCTCTTTACGGATTTGCCTCCGATGGTCGTATTGGTGATTCACATCTTCACGTTCCGGGTCCGGATGGTAGATTGGGATATGGTGGAAGTTGTTTTCCAAAAGATGTAAACGCATTGATTTCATTTGCAAAAGAACACAATGTAAATATGAATACGATTGAAGGTGGGTGGAAAACCAACCTTGAGGTTAGACCTGAAAGAGATTGGGAAAAAATGAAAGGAAGGGCGGTTTCGGAATGATTTTTTGGAGAACATATAACAATAAAGTTTATAACGTAGGTGAAGTTGGTAAACTTGGGTTTTCAATAGATGACCCCTCATTTATAACCGATGAGTATCTTCAAGACCAAAATTTTGTAATTTTACGAACTTGTTTTGGTGTGGGTGATTGGGGAATTATTTCAGCATTTCCACGAAAACTAAAAGAAAAATATCCACAATGTAAGGTTTGGATACCATCTCCAAAATTACTTCGTGAAATGTTTGGTGATTTAGAATCTAACTGGTCGTCTTGGGAAGACCCCTTTGAGGTGGTTCATACCATCTTTGATAATAACCCATATGCAGATGGGTTTATTGACTCGTTTGAGGGTGATGTATTTAATGACCACTATCGTATTTATGATGGTTTAGAAGAAGTTCCCCTTTTAGAGCAAATTTTACGATTCTGGCAATTTGATGATTATACAAACATTGAGCCCGAGATTTATTTTACCGACCAAGAACGTGAGTTTGGTGACAATATAATCAAGGACCATTGTAGTGGTGATTTTGGAACTCTTTTGATTTCTAACAAATTTGATGGAGTTGGTATTGAAAAAATTCAACAAAAACTTGATGAGTATAACTTACCTATGTTTTATTGGACTAAATCGTATGATGTGGGTTTAAATTTTAAGAGGGCTTTAGATATGAGACACATTGATACTCGTATTCAGTTATATATCAAAACACAAGCCAAATTCAATGTGGGTAATCAGACCGGTGTTAATGATACTATTTCAAATTACGCACCTACATTTACAATTGCAAGACCAAACATTGGGTCAAACTTTATTAGAAGTGAATTTTATCTATGAAAAAAGCAGTAGTTTACACCGCAATTTTTGGAAAGTATGATGAACTACCATCTCCACAATATACATCTAATAATGTAGATTATATTTGTTTTACTGACCACGAATTTGAATCTGATTTTTGGAAAGTTGTAAAGGTTAATAAAGTATATGATGACCCTACACGAAACGCCAGAAAGTATAAAGCCTTACCACACCGATATTTACCACATTATGAATATTCCGTGTGGATGGATGGTAATATGTTAATGTTAAAGGACTTAAATCCATTGTTTAATGACAAGGTATTTCAGACATACGACCATATGAAATGTTTTGATAAAAGAAATTGTATTTACCAAGAAGCCGAAGCTATTTTACAACTTGGTAAAGAAAATATGTCAAGAATTCCGGACCGTGGAACTAAAAACTATAAAGATAATCCATCGGTAATTGTAGCTCAAGCACAAAAATACAAATCGGAAGGATTTCCATCAAATTTTGGATTAGCCGAGACAAGCGTTGTTATCAGAAAACATAATGACCCATCTTGTATAAAGGTAGATGAAGATTGGTGGATTGAAATGAAATATCACTCTCGTAGAGACCAAATGAGTTTAAACTATGTAGAGTGGAAGAATAATTTTAAGATTGATTACCTTGAAGGTGATGTTAGAAATAACGACTATTTTAAAATGATTAGTGGACATAAAGGAAAAAAATAAAATGGCTAAGTTTTTAAACGCAGATAGAGTATTGTGTCTATCACCGCATCCGGATGATATTGAGTATGGGGCTTTGGCAAGTATGTATAAGTTTCAAGATACCCAATTTGATATTATAACCATTTCAATTGGTGGAAAATTTGATACATCATCAAATAGAAATCGCCACCAAGAGTGTATGAATATTTGGAGTTCTTTACCGAATGTAAAAGGTTCGTTTTTATCAGAAGACCACACCATTAATATTCCATATGATTTTTTGGTTAATAAAATTGAAACAACTCACGACATATCTTCGTATGATTTGATTTTACTTCCACCTGAAGAAGACACTCACCACGACCACAAAAAAATAAATAATGTGGGAATGGCTGCTTGCAGAAGACACACCATAAGTGTGGTAGATTATAGAACCCCATCCACATTAGATACTTGGATTCCAAATGTATTTGTAGATGTGACTGAATATTTAGAAGAGAAAATTAAACAATTTGATAATTTTGAAAGTCAGAGAAAGCATTTGTACTTTATTGATGAAGTAGTTCAAGATTTTCATACAAATTACCAATGCTCTCGTAGAGGTATTAAGTATGTTGAGATGTTTAAGATTCATCGGCTGTATCAATGAAAAAAATATTATTCATAACTTCACAATATAGGGTTGGTGAACGGATTTATCCAATCATACCCCATCTTGCGAAAGAGTATGAGTTGGATTTATTAAAAGTGTATCAGATGTCACCATCTCACAAATGGGTCGGTGATAATGATTTAAGATTATATTTTGATGAATTCTATGGTGAATATTTTAGTCAAGTGTTCAACAATGAATGTGATAGTTCAAAATATGATTTAATTATTTCAGATGATAATAGACTATCATCTAAAACAGCGCTAAACAAAATATATAAAAACAAAAAATGTCAGATGTTGGCGTGTACCCACGGAAATGGCGATAACCCATATCTAATAGAAGGATACAAAATTGTATTTGATAAATGTTTTGTTTTTGGTAAAAAGGAATGTCAATTTGATTATTGTATTCCAATAGGGATACCATCAAATGATGAGTTAATAAATTATCAAAACTTTGAAAAAAAACATATACTTGTTATTATAAATTTTTTGACTAATAGACAATCGCCATTTAAGGTAAACTTTGGAAAAGAACTTTTTGAAAAATTAGATTTATTATCCTTACAAAAGGAATATAATTTACCGGTTGTTTTGAAGCTCAAAAGTAGAGCGGATGAAGGTGGATTTGAACACAATGTAAAATACCTTGAAGAGATATTGCCTGATTCACTAAATTATCGTATATTAGTAGATGTTGAAAATGATAACCAACTCATATCAGAAAGTAAAATAGTAATATCAGCACCCTCAACTATTGCATTTAAACCTATACAAATTGGTATACCCACGGTTTTAATAAATCATAGTGGTCAAGTATCAAATTTTTATGATTATGATGGTTTGTTTGATATTAATAAAGATTTCAAATCATATTTAAGAGAGTATACAAAAAAAGAAAAGTTTATAAACAATACCATCACTGGCGGATTAAACTTCAATAGTACAATTCTGATGTTAGATGAAATTAAAAAATTGTTATGAAAAGTATAATTGAAGTATTAAATGAAATTGGTGAAGATAAAACTCAAAATCTAAGCACCACTTCATTTAAATTTAAATCAGATGTTTGGGAGTTTTTCCAAGGATTTGATGATAAAGTTGCAGTTGAGTTTGGAACTCATAAAGGTCAGACCTCACGAGTTTTCTCTTATTTGTTTAGTAAAGTTCACACTGTTAATTACCAAGACAACACAGAAGCTATGCGTTTAAATTCAGATAGAACAAACATAAACTATATATCAAATTTTAATCTTTATACAAATGAAGTTTTACCAATAGATGATATGGTCTCTATGTTTTTTGTTGACGGTGGCCACAAATATGAAGAACTTGTATATGATATAAATCGGATTACACGAATGAATTGTGATACGGAGTGTTATTTGTTATTTGATGATTATGGTTCAACTATAAATCCTGGTATTAAAGAAGCTGTAACCCTTGCTGTAAACTCTAATGTGTTGGAGATTGTAAAATTTATAGGTCACGAATCCGGATATAACTTTGGAAACGCGATTAAAGGTGGACCTGATAGGATTCTTGTAGACTATGAGGGTGTAATAACAAAAATAATTTGGCATTAAAATGAAACTAATAGTAAAAGAACATAATACATCACCAATTTTGATTCACGGAAATGGTACGGGAAAACAAGGTGATGTATACAAAGAAATTGAAAAATTACAATTTCAAACAAAACATCACCCAATCCAAAAAGACTATACTTTTATCAGTTGGAAGGGTGGGAACATTGCAGGACAAAAAACTATATTAGAACATTCTGCAGATCAATACGGATTTAAAGTATTAAATTTAGAATGGAAACCATCTGATGGGTTTTGGAAAGGCAGCCAACAAAAAATAACAGCTACATTAGATGCTATCAATTTGGGACATATCAAAACAGACTATGTTTTCTGGTTGGATAATACGGATGTATTTTTTATTGAAAGTCCATATAAATTCTTTGAAAAATATCAAACAGTATATGGAAAATATGATTTCGTTTGGAACGCTGAGAAGAATAACTATCCAACACCAAATCATCCAAAGTGGGGTGGGAGTAGTATTTCAAACGAAGTAAAAGATTTGTTACTAAATGTTATTGAGAATGATAACACCTATCAAAGTTCATATAAGTATATGAATTCCGGTGCCGGTTTTGGTAAAACATCAATCCTTAAAGAAATGTTAGAATATGCAAATTCTTTGATTGAAAACTCAAGATTAAATGACCAAGGTTTAATGAGAATAGCTCAACAAAAGTTTCAAGACAAGGTTGTAGTTGACCGAAATTGTGAATTGTTCTTATGTTGTTGGGGAGTAGAATCATCTGATGTAATTTTACAAAAATGAAAAATATAGCAATCTTTTTGTCTTCAAGAAACAACTATTCGTTGTTAGAAGATTTTATTAGTAGAAATCAACATCACACAAATGGATACTACTTTGTAAATGTGGATGACTTTTCAGATGAAGATGAAATTTCTCTTGGAAAATCCGTTTGTGAAAAATATAACATTCCTTTTATTCCAAATAAGGCCAGAGGATTACAAAACGCAACTCAAACTATGATTGACCACTTGGATTCAATTAATATGAATATCAAGTATGTTGTTTGGATGACTCACGATTCTCATATTTTAACAAATGACTTTTTTTCAAAGTTTGAATCAATCGTAAATTCCAACAAATTAGACAATTTTGGGATTGTTGGATTTAATATTCTTGGACCACAATGTGGTGTAAATAATCAAAAAACAATTACCGAAACTCAATGTGGTATGTTAGGTAGGTCTCCATTAACATCTTTGCCAGGTCGTGGTGGTTGGTATAGAACTCCTGATATGAAACTTGATTGGGAAGTGTGGGGTGGTACTCGTGCTATTGCAGTTGAATCTCCTGTGGATATGGGTCTGGCTATAAATGTAGAACTATTTAAAAAATACATTAAGGTCACCAATAATTACCATTTGTTTTGTGCTTTTGATGATATTTGTATTCAGTTTTTGAATCAAGGTGTTTACAATGTAACTATACCATTCCTACAAATCTGGCACGACCAACACATTAAAGAGGGTAAAGTTCCAATTAAATCAGCACAAGCAGCACAACTTGGAGACTCAAAACACTTTGGAGATTATGGTCCACATTTTGTATATTGGAAAAATACTTGGGGATGGGAGCGTGATAGTGTAAAAAACACATTCCCGACTGAAAGGTACACAAGTGGATTAATACACGACTTTTATCATCACGACTACAAAAAAGGTCCTTTAAAAACTTTTGAGTTATGAAAATAGCTGTGGTTACGCCCGTAAAACATTTGAATGGTGTCTTACAACTATTATCAGAAAAAGGTAATGTGTTTTTGTTAGAAGAAGGGTCTAAATCAGAAGTCAGAGATTTATTACTAAATAAAAGTATAGACACGATTTTATGTAATCCAAATCAACAAACTTATAAAATTGATGAAGAGTTATTGAACGGAACAAATGTATCCTTAATCAATACCTGCTCTACGGGTATGAATCACATTGATGTTGATTATTGTGAATCAGTAGGAATAAAAATATATTCTTTGACCAAAGATTATGAACTAATCAACCAACTACCATCAACATCAGAACTTGCATTTGGTCTTCTTCTTGACTTAATGAGAAACATCACATTGTCAAATAACATTACCAAGGAAAATAAAACTTGGGACTACCTACCCCTTGTGGGTCAGCAAATGAAAGATTTTAAAGTCGGTATTGTTGGATATGGTAGATTAGGTAAAATGATGGCAAAGTATTGTAGAGCATTTGACGCCCAAGTATATATCTACGACCCATATTCCGATGAATCAAATGTCAGAGAATTAGAAGACTTATTTCAGATATGTGATGCGGTATCACTTCACGTTCACGTTAGTGATGAAACAAAATATATGATTGATTATGATTTACTTTCTCGTAATGTTAAATTCTTGGTGAACACATCTCGTGGTGAAATTGTAAATGAATCTGATGTGGTCACAGCACTAAAAGAGGGGAAGCTTTGGGGATATGGTGCTGATGTAATTGAGGATGAATTTGGAGATATTTCAAAATCACCATTTTTTAATTTGGATAATTCAAAATTAAATTGTATATTTACACCTCATATTGGTGGTATGACAATTCAAGGACAAGAAAAGGCCTACAAATGGGCTATAAATAAGTTATGAAGGTATTAGTAATTATTCCAACCAAACTTGATTCAACACGATTGGAAAAGAAAAACATTCGTGACTTGAACGGTAAACCTATGTTCCTACATTCAGTAGATTATGCAAATGAAAGTAAACACGATATTACCATAATCGTATCCTCTGAAAGTGATGAAGTAAAATCTATTTGTGAAGATTATAACGTTAGATTTGACTTGCGAGGCACTGACCTGTGTGGTGATACCGAAGTAGTTGATGTTTACTTGGATGTTGTAAGAAAAAAAAGAGATGACCAATATGACCTCGTGGTGGGGCTTCAACCTGACAATCCAAATAGGTCACATACTCTTGATGAGTGTATTGATTATATGATTGAAAACAAATATGATGATTTGATTACGGTAAATCCAAGTTATAAACGAAGTGGTTCTGTTCGTATATTTAAGTATGACTATTTGTATTCGGGTCAAGTAAGTAAGAGATTAGGTTGTATCAAAGATGAAGCAGTAGATGTTCACTATGAATCTGATTTAGAAATTGTAAAAAATACATTAAAGCAGAGTAGTTATGGCCGGTAATCCGATGATGTTAAATAAATTTTTTGACAACTGTACGCGAACTAATATTAGTGCTGCGATACAGGAGCATTGTCAAGAAAAGTCTGAATACAGTATGCTAGTGGTAGGGTCACCTAACGCTTGGGAAGTAAAAGATATTAGTGCAGAAGTAAAAGCTAAAACTAATCTAGTTTGCGTAGACATTTCGAATGTCTTTAAAAATGAGTTTGACAGTTGTACCACAGGCTTTAAAAGTTCAAAGTTTATAAGTTCTAATATATTTACTTTACAGACAGATTTAAAGTTTGATTTTATAGTAAACAGATGGTTCTTACACCACCTTACCACACAAAATAAGAAAGATTTTTTCTTAAAATGTAAAAATATGCTCCTTCCAGAAGGTATGGTGATTAGTATAGATTACTTCTTTACACAATTTTCGAATATGGAAGAGAGACTTCAATGCGCAGCTGAGTATAATAAGTACAGATCTCTCTATTCTCCTGAACCGTCTTTAGAGAAGTTTTTAAGTGTAGTAAAAGACGCTGAAGTTGAAAATTATAGAGGCGGTAAAATGGATTGTATATCAAACATACAAGCTATGCTTAGCACAATCAACTTATTAGCAGAGTACTGTTATACGAGTGATTCTGTGGAAGTAGAAAACCCGGAACTTTGGGGACATTATTTATTAAAAGTACAAAATGAAGTTACTAACTAAACAGTTGAAAGAGCCTCTAAAACAAGGAGCTTTAAGGCAAATTAGAGAATTAAAAGAGAAGTACATAGTAGCACAATCCAAACTAGTTATAGCTGATATTGGTGCTAATATAGGATACTTTTGTGAATCATTTTTGGAAATATATTCTGAATGTGAACTTCACGCATATGAACCACAGCCGGACAATTTAAATGAATTACGGAAGTTAGAAGATACACGATTTACTATACACGAATATGGATTGTTTAATTCTGATGGTGAGTTTACAATAGGAATGCGTAAAGATGGTAAGTCAAATAATGGAACATATGGAATATTTAACAAAGAAAATTCAATTAGTGTTCCATTTAAAAACGCAAATAATGAAACTATAAGACCACATATTGTTAAAATGGATGTGGAAGGAGCCGAAGCACACATATTGGAATGTGAAGATTTCTTTTCAGAAACCAAAGCAGTTCTAATTGAATTGGTTTACAAAGATGATTTTGGTATGAACAAAAAAACTGAAGAAAATCTTAAAAAACTTGGATTTACATATAAATGTCATTTAGGGAAAAACGACCAACTATGGTTAAAGTAATTGCAGAAATTGGATGGAATCACGGCGGTGATATGGAGTTGGCTAAAAAAATGATTTTAGCCGCAAAAGAAAGTGGAGCTACCTACGCAAAGTTCCAAAGTTGGTCCGTTGAAAGACTCAAACCTGGCGTTTGGGATGAAGATGGTCGTAGAGAGATTTACGAAAAAGCCGAACTTACACGAGAAAGACACATTGAACTTATCAATTATTGTAATGAAGTTGGTATCAAGTTTCTATCAAGTGTGTTCAGCATCAAAGACGCAGAATTGTTAGTGGAGCTTGGTGTAGTAGATGTGAAGATTCCAAGTTTTGAATCTCGTAATCACGAACTCATTAAGTATTGTAATGAAAACTTTAAGACAATTTTTATGTCAACGGGTACATCCACATTTGATGAGATTGAGAAAAGCACTTCTGTTATAGAATTAGCTGATTTGTATATACTACATTGTGTTTCTACATATCCGTGTAAACCACATATGGCGAATTTACAACGAATGAATACTTTAAAGTCTATTGGATTTCCTGTTGGATATTCTGACCATATTGAAGGTGTGGAGTCTGCTAAAGTTGCAATTGGTGAGGGTGCTAACGTAATTGAAAAACACTTTACTATTGATAATGATTTACCGGGTCGTGATAATAAATTTGCAGTTCTACCACATCAAATGAAAGACTTAACGGACTACATCAAAATGAGAGATGAAATGTTAATTTATCACGGAGATAACTTTCAAGAGAATGAATTGGATTCAAGGAACAATTATTCAGGTAGATTCAATGGTTAGTGTAATTATTAGAAATCACAATGAACATCAGTATATTGGGTTTGCTATCCAATCAGTTTTAGATTTTATTCCTAATGCTGAAATAATTGTAATTGATGACCATTCTACTGATGATTCGTTGGATGTTGTAAAGTTGTTTAACAATCGTGGTGATATTAGAGTAGTTACCATAGATGATTATACACCGGGAAAAGCAATAAATTTTGGAGTTAAAAATTCAAAATATGATATTATATTAGTATTGTCAGCACATTCACAAATAACCAAATTAGATTTGCAATATGTTGATACTGAATTGAAAAAGTATGTTGCTATTTTTGGAAAACAAACTCCAATTTATAGAGGTAAGAAAATTAGTAAAAGATACATTTGGTCTCATTTTGGTAATAATGAAGAAATTAATATGTATTCTAAATTAGAAGACCGACCATTTTTACATAATGCGTTTTGCTTTTATACAAAAGAAATATTGACCAATTATCCTTTTGATGAAACTCTTCCTGGAAAGGAAGATAGATACTGGACAAATGATATTATAAAGCTTGGTAAAAACTATTTATATACACCCACCATAGAAGTAAACCATTACTACACTACAAATGGAGCAACGTGGAAGGGTATTGGATAAAATGAAAGTATTAGTTACGGGTGGTGCTGGTTTTGTAGGAACAAACCTCATCAAAAGATTATTAAAAGATGGACACGAAGTCCAATCATTAGACAATTACTCAACTGGTTTAAAATCCAACGAGGTAGAGGGGTGTCGTTATTGGGTCGGTGATATTCAAAATATATCCACTATGGATAAAGATTTTGATGTTGTATTTCACTTGGCTGCTATTGCAAGAATTGGACCATCTTTTGAACGACCTGAAGAATATATTGATACAAACTTTAACGGAACATATGAAGTGGTCAAGTTTTGTGTTAAGAACAACATTCCTTTAATATATTCCGGCTCATCATCAAAACATAGCGGTAGGTTCAAAAACCCATATACATTCTCAAAAGACTTGGGTGAAGATATTATCACACTATATCAGACTTATTTTGGGTTGTTGGCTTCTATTGCAAGATTTTATAATGTTTATGGACCACACCAACTCCTTGAAGGTGGATACACCACTCTAATTGGTCGTTGGATTAACAATGTCCAAAACGGAATTCAATGTGAAATTTATGGTGATGGTGAACAAAGAAGAGACTTTACCCACGTTGATGATATTGTAGACGCTCTGATTCTAATTATGAAAACACAATCGTATGGTTATGAGTTTGAATTGGGTAGGGGTAGAAACTATTCAGTAAATGAGGTGGCAAAGATGTTTGGAATTGAACCAGTTTATAAGGATGCTAAAGTGGGAGAAGCCAGACATACATTAAACACAGACTCTACTGCTAATAAGATTTTAAATTGGTATCCAGCTCGTGAACTTGAAAATTACATTAAACAGTTATGAAAAAGAATATAGTTTTTATTCCAGCAATTGATGCTGGAAGGGATAGACACCACGCATACAAGTATAGTTTATGGTCTTGGCAAAAATGGGCTGAAAAACATAATGTAGAAGTTGTGGTTTGGGATACTCCATTATATAGTTGGGAAGAGATGACTATTCCCTGGCAAAGGTATTACTTATTCAAAATACTTGAACATAATGGTATTCAATACGACCAAGTTTTGATGGTAGATTCTGATACGATTGTTCATCCTGATACTCCAAACTTTTTTGAATTTACTGAACGAAAGTATGTTGGAGTTCTTGATTTAGGTTGTTGGGAATGGACCGGTCGTTCATTGAGACATTATAAAGAAATGTTTAATGGGTATAAGATTGATAGGGGTTTATATTTTAATGGTGGCTTTCAGATTGTAAATGAAAGTCACAAGGAATTCTTTGATAAAGTTCTTGATTTTTATAATAAGAACCAAACAACTTTGGTGGAGAAACAAAAATCAGGTCTTGGAACCGATCAAACTCCAATCAACTATTTGGTTCAGACATCAAACATTGATTTAAAACTATTCCCATCTACATACAATTTACACCATATGGTTAGTAAGAACCTATTGAACTTTGGCCAGTCTTGGTGGGGTGATGGTTTAGAAAACTTATATGAACAAGCGTGGGTGTATCATTTTAACGCTATTCCAAAAAATGGTTTAAATAGAGATTCCGGCTATTTCTTAAAAAGAGCATACGAAGAGTTATGGGAAAAATAGCATTTATATCCGAATTACCATTTTATGGAAAGGTGGATAGAAACCATCAGCATATGAGAACGGAGTTCGCTCAGTTTTGTGCTTTACAAGCTGACCACTATTGTTTTTACGATTTGATGTCTCTTAAAAATGGATACGACCACATTATTTTGTTGGTAAGTAAAACTGACAAGTTAAGAGATTTCTTGTATCAAAACAATACCTTGGTATCGGATTTGAGAATGTTTAGTAAAAAAATTTGGTTTATGCAAGAAGCCACCGCTCAAATATATCAAACCAAGGAATTACACCATCAAATCTGGCACTACAATTTATTACAAGAGGTGGATGGAATTCTCACCGAAAATATAACTGATTTTAATTATTTTAAAGGTATGACCCGCTCCGATAAAGAAATTCATACCATACCAACTTTGATAATTAAAGATAATTTTGTATATTTACGAAATAATACAAAAGAAGAAAAAACAATGGTTGGTGGAAACTTTAATGCTTGGTATGGTGGGTTTGATTCATACTTGGTTGCAAGAGAGTTTGATTCACCCATTTCAGTTCCAAAAATGAGAAATGTTATAAATGAAGAACAACTCGTAGAGGTATTACCGCACGTGACTTTTAATGAGTGGATGGTCTTATTATCAAAATACAAATATGCTGTTCATTTAATGCCAAATATTACTGCCGGAACCTTTTCTTTGAATTCTTCATTTTTTGGTATTCCGTGTATTGGGTATGTTGAATCCGATACTCAAAGAATTTGTCAACCTAAACTTTCAGTAGAACGATTTGATTTAGAATCTGCAAGAAATTTAGCTAGATTACTAAAAAAAGATACCGATTTTTATAATGAGTGTTCAAAGGGAGCTATGGAAAATCACGATAAATATTTTAGTGAACAATCCTTTTTAGAACATATGGAAAGGATTTTAAAATGATTACAAAAAAAGACATTTCGTTTATACAACCAAGTCGTAACAATTTAAAATACCTCAAGTGGTCTTACGAAGGTATTAGAAAGAACGCGGGGCCCGAGCCGACTATTTGTGTAGCTGATGATTTCAGTAATGATGGAACTTGGGAGTGGTGTCAAGAAATGATGCAAACCGACCCCAACTTCAAAGCAATACGAAACGAAGGACCAACAAGATTGGGTCATACCATTTTATATGATAGACTGATTAACGAAGTAGCACCAACAAAAATTGTAGGTATTTACCACGCAGATATGTGGTTGTGTCCTGGCGCTCTTGAATCTGTATTAAAACACATCAAACCACTTACGGTAGTATCTTTGACTCGTATTGAGCCAGACCTACATCCAGCCGGACCCGAAAAGGTATTGATTCCAAACGCACCAACGGAGCCGGAAGATTTTGATGAAGAATGGTTTAACAATTTCTTTAACAATTACCTACCAAGTGTAAAGGGTAAAACTACTGAAGGTATTTTTGCTCCTTGGTTTTTATTCAAAGAAGACTTTACATCTATTGGTGGTCACGACCCATTATACGCTCCACAATCAAAAGAGGATTCGGACATCTTCAACCGATTCCTTTTGAATGGATACTTATTTGTTCAAACTTGGGAAGGTGCTGTATTCCACTTAACTTGTAGAGGTTCACGATTTAATCCAACTCTTACAACTCCGGGTCAAAACTCAAATGAATGGGAAGCTCAAAATATTAAGTCTACTCGCAATTTTATTCGTAAGTGGGGTCATTTTGTAAAGCACGATGAATTTATGAAACCAATCATCCCCCACAAATATGGTGTTGGGTTAGTGGTTAAGAATTGTAATTTAGAGTTATTGAGAGTATTAGAACCCTGGTGTGATAAAATATATATAGATGATGATGTGATAACTACCCACTATATTGATGAGGAACAAAAAAACACAAAGTTTGATTTAAGTAGTAAGGTTCGTTTAA